GCATCGGTATACGTCCGAATGTCAGCCAAGCCATACAACGCCGAAAACGCATGGGTCTACTATCCAGATCGGCCGGCGTATTTCTCTGACGGCGTATTCACAGAGGAAAACTTCGAGTACGTAGCCGGAACCTATATTGCCGAGCTTAAGAAGCATCACCCACTTTATGACGCGGATGGGGTTAAGTTATGAGTATTAATTGGGAGAAATCACCAGAGGGGGCAACTCATTTTCACTATGGGAATGTTAAGTATTCTGCGCATTGGTATAAGGACGGCTATTTCTGTGTTGTAGGATTTGAAGACAAAGGATGGAAACAAGACTTTGATCCAAGCCCAAAAGATCAATATATCGAGCGACCAAAGCATAAGCAATGGTCAGGCCCGCAAGATGGGTTGCCGCCAGTTAATACTGAGTGTGAAGTAGAAACGGATTACGGCGTATGGGAACATGGAGTTATTCTTTGTCACGGTTACGATGACTTCAAGCCTCATGCCGTAGCTCAGTGTGCTAGCGGCTTGTGGATGGAAGAGGTAAATGGATTCCGCCCAATCAAAACCACCGAACAACTAGCCGCCGAACAGCGCGAAGCCTCCATCCGCGAGTTCATGGATATCGTCGGGATTGATTGCCGAGTAACTGCCAGTAAAGCGGTTGATGCTGGGTTTAAGCGGGAGGTGGCTTGATGGGCTGGCCGCAGATTCTTGAGTTCTCGCTATATGCAGCAGGATCATTCAGTTTTATTTGGCTGATGACTCGATAAACAAAAGGCCCTCTAAACAAGGGCCTTTTTCTATTTCGGCTTACGCTTGGCTCGCTCGATGATTCCTTTGCTTAGGGGTTCGCCTTTGTCGTCGACCAATACTTCGACCTGACTACAGTAGCAAAAGATCATATTCGGAACTATCGAGTACCACGTCGCAACCTCCTGAATAGTGAATAGTTCGCCATGACGTGCGATATGAGACGCGCGGCTAGTGCTCTTTAAAGCGGAAAGGTGGAGCAATTTAGACTTTATGCCTAGATCAGTCTGCGCCTGTTGCGCCTCTTCTCGCCTAGCTGTGCGCATAGCGCCGACAACTTCTGTTTGTGCAATGCGGCTCGCATCAAACTTGCTAACTCCAATCCTCGCTTCGATGTTCTCCGCGATCTTGCGCGGGCTGATACCGCTCGCCATTCCGCGCGAAAGCGTTGAAGCGAGATCGCCAGTCATGTCATCAGCGATCTTCTTCATCTCGTTGAACGTGCGAGCCTGGAGCAAGCTTAGGCGTCGACGATACGGCGCACTGGTCAACAATGAGTCTAGGTTCGGCCTGCTGACTGCATAAGCCTCAGACTGCACTGACAGGTTAGCCATCGTCAGCGCCGTACCCTGAACATATGCCGGAGTCACATAGGCGGACATGAACCAGTTCGTTTGTGGCGTACCTTCGTCGATTAGTTGACCAACGAGCATGGAGATTTCGTTATCCATGTTGGATAGCGTGAAGTCGTCAAGCTCAAAGATGTACGTCTTCTGCTTAGCGTTGACGGCGTTAAGCGTGACGACCTTGTACGGGATTCGCTTCAAGATAGCCAGAACGCCTTTCTGTACGGCGTCAATGCGCCTATCGAAGTCTTTGATAGCCTTCTGGACTCTCGCCTGCTGCCCGGTGGGGTCCGTTTCGCTTCTTGGGATGATCGGCTCGCCCATAAAATCCTCTAATTAGAAAAGGCCCGCTTGGGGCCTTTGATTATTACACGGCTGCCGCTGGATCTGCGGGCGGGTCTTGATCGGGAAGAGGTGGGAGTGCGTCAGTATTATCGTAGCCCCCCACCTCTCTAATCTCTTCTGGCGTAAATACAACCTCGCCGAAGCCTGCCATCTTCTGATTGACTGTTGCCATCTTATCGGCAATCGTCATTTTCTCGTCCTTGCTAGCCTCAGTCAAATCATCCCAGCAAACCGAATATTCCAGAGTCAGCAGAACGCCAAGCCGCATCAGGTGATCAACAAACGTCTCAATGTCCGACGACAGCAGGCTAACCCGACGACCCTGGCAGCGCTTGTTAAACGTCTTCTGGTCCTCAGTAGACGCACGCTCGCCAGTCTGATTGCCGACGATGATCTTGGACGGGATGCGGATAGATGCGCAGAAGGATTGAAGGGATACGTCGAAGGCTGGAATTGGATCGGGTACGTTAGCAACCAAAGGGGTTACAGTTGCGCCCTTGGTGATTACAGTCTGATCCTGTCCACGGTTCATGCCGCGCGTTACTTCGTCGAAGATCTCTTGCAGCTCGCCCTCAGCTACTCCGTGTGCGCGCGCGATGGCCGAAAGATCAACCTCCTTGTCAAAGTTGATAGCCAATTGACGGCTAGCGTTCTTGAGGAAGGACTCGCCCGAGCCACCAAGCACCTTCTCCATGTTGACGCAGTCGTTGAAGCCGGCTTGCAGGAAGGGGATGCCATTGCGGATATCGCCAATCACTACGACGCGATCAGGGTGGACAGTGATAATTCGACCGGGCTCGCCATCTTTGTTCGTGTTGAGCGCGTTTTCGGTATAAATGAACTCTTTAGGCTTGCCAAAATTGACATCAGCAGGATTGTCGTACCAAGCAGAAACCCAAATCTGAGCCTCCCAAGCCGGGATCAGATTAATCAACTGCTGCTCAGACGCCTTGCCAACCGGCTGATCCCACTGCTTAGAGTCCTTGAATTGCAGAAGGATGCACGAATAACGCCCAACCAAGCGACGCATATCAGCATCGCGGAACTTCTCCCACAGCTTCAGGCGCTTGGCTAGCTTCTTGAATTGCTTTTCCCATGCGGTCGGAGCTTCGGCGCGATCTTCTTCGTCTCCTTCAATAACCTCTGGATCAGTCGACCAGCAGTTCTCGTTCAGCGTCATTACCGCGCCGTGAGCAATGCCGCCGCGTTCGAACAGGCGATAGTAGTCATTGAAGCAGAGATCGGTCTTGTAGCCGTAGCTGCACCAGGCATCAGGGCGCTTATTGTCAATCCCGCCCATCAGCAGAGACTGGCGGCTCATCACAGCCTGACGCTCGCTCAATGCCGAGTTCAGCGCCAAATCTAGTGCAGGCGTGCGTTTCACAGTCATAAAATAGGGCCTCGTAAATTATCCATATGATATCACTTGCCAAAAGTCGGTATTAGTGCGTGGTAAACTATCGGCTATCTATTGGAGGGCTAGCCCTGTGAAAAAAACGCGTGTGAATATCCTGTCGGCGGTTAACGCTGACGCGATCAAGATTGAGCGCACGGAGGTAGCTGGCGAGAAGTACGCGGTTATCAAGAATGTGCTGTGGATGAAGGACAACATTGTCTTAAATGATGGTCTGTATTCCTCGTCTGAGAACGCCAAGGGTTACGCCTCGATGGATGGCCGAGTTATGCCTTTTGGTCATCCAGAGGTTAACGGTCAGTACGTCGCTATCAGCTCGCTAGACAATGCTGATGTAGCGGTGGCACTAGGCAAGCACTATGGCGGCGTTCACGCTCAGAACGTGCGCCAGAACGGTGAAGACTACCTGACTGAAGTCATGATCAATGAGCGAGTCGCCAAGTCGCATCCAGACGGCGAAATGCTGCTCAACTGGGTTGATAAGGCTGAGTCCTATCAGGCTGGCAATGGTGATAAGCCTGATCCGATCCAGATGTCTACCGGCTTGATGACTGCTCGCGTCAACGCTAAGGGTGAATCTCGCGGGAAGCCTTATAGCTGGATCGCGACTCAGCAATCCTACGATCACCTGGCAATCTTGTTTCATGAACAAGGCGCCGGCGGTGACGAGGTTGCAATCGCGGTGAACTGCGAGTCGGTCATTAACTCCGTGCTGCCAACTGTCAACGAAGACGCCCTAGACGACTCGTACGGCGAGAAGCTTGCCATCTTGAGCGAGGCGGTCAAAGAGCGGTTTGCTACTTCGGATTCTTACGCATACGTGCAAGACTTCGATGATCGCGCATTGGTGTACTGCACTCCAGAAGGCACTTATACTATCGACTATCACTTTGAAGGCGATAACCCAATCCTTACCGGTGAATCGAAGCCTGTAGTAGTTGAAACGTCTTATAAGGTAAAAACCAACTCTGTCATGGCGCGACTAAAAGCCGTGGTAGAATATTTCAGTACCAAAACTAATCAGCCAGTAGTGGCTAATGTGATCGAGGAAACATCCGATATGAAACCCGAAGAACTGCAAGCGGCGCTCGATGCGCAGGCTGAAAAGTTGCAGGGCGCGTTTAACACTGCGCTTGCGGCTCTTGAAGCTAAACATGGCGAGGCACTGACCGCCGTTAACGCCAAATTGAAAGAAACCGCCGAAGCCGGCCTGAAAGACAAGCGTGCAGCAGTAGCCAAAGTTCACGGCGAAGTTGTTGCGAACGCCTTGAGCGGTGAAGTTCTGGACGCAATGTTCGCTAGCGTGCAAACCGCAGCCGGCATCGTTTCGGGCGCTCCAGTTACCAACGCCAAAGACGAGTTCGAAGGCTATAGCTTGAACCAAGCTGATCAGGAGGCCAAATAATGGCTAACGTTATCTGGCGTGGTCCTGTGCATCTCGCACAGCCTGATTCGCGCACCGCAAAGACTGGCGCAAGCATTCTGCCAGGTCTGGCTGTAACTTTGACCGCTGGCGTGTGGCAGTTGGCTGCAACTTCCAAGGTTGACTTCTTCATCATGCACAACCGCGCATACATCGGCGAAACCGTGGATACCGCTGTTCCGTCCGGCGAGACTGGCGAGGCATTCAAGCCTGTTCCGCAGTACGAGTTCAACGTTCGCTTTGCAGCTGCTACCTACGCTCCGGGCGCAGTCCTGAGTATCGCAGCCGGCCAGTTCAAAGCAGCCGCAACCGGTGAAGTGGCTGTCGCAGTGTTTGACGAAGCAGCATCTCGCGCAATCGGCGCAAACGGTTTGGGCGACGTCCGAATCCTCGCTAACTCTTATATCGTGTGATGACCATGCCAGCAGAAATTCTGAAGTTCAGTAAAGAGCAGGAGGCTGCCGTTCTCGGCAAGCGCCGCGCTCACAACGCCCGTCAAGAGCGCCTCGCGAAAGATAGCGTAGGCGAGCTGATCGGTAACGCCTACACCATCCCTCGTGATGCCTGGGCTACCTACGACCAAGACCTGATCACCCTGCAACGTGCGCAACTGGGCGTGTTCAGCGACTTGGCAAGCCTGCAACGTAACGTGCCAATCGGCAAAGTGCTGCAATACTTCTCCAAGGTTTCCGACCAAGGCGAAGTGAACAGCTCT